ATCTTCTATAAACTGTGCGGGTAAATTACGTGTTTCTGTTATTGCCATTATACTTGAGCCTCCAAATTCTTCATCATCTTATACATCTTATCTGCGCCTTTATCAACACTTCCTCCACCTGCTGCTCTTACAGCATCGGCGGTCATTACAAACTCATTTTTAGATAGTCTTGCTGGTACATCGTCAGCCTTTTCTTTAGCTCCTAGTGGTACAAATCCACCACCTCTAAGGTCCATTTCATTACCTCCAAGGTTCATGATTCCTCCTTCAGCTTTATCTTGACGTTGTTTAGTTTTAATTATATTAATTTCTTCTTGAGATGCTCCCGTTATACTTGAAATAGTGCTATCATCCATTCCTCTATTTAACATATCTTTTATCATAGAAATTTTTTTATTTACTTCACCACCTTCTGCAAGATTTTGAAATTGTGATGGAGGTAAAAATCTAAACTCAGGATCGTTTAATCTTGCACGTCTAATTACATCTGAATAATCTATTGTCTCACCTCTATCATTAATATCTATTTCGTCTTCCTCGTCTTCTGCTTCTTGAGCAGCCAATAAACCTCCAAGACCTCCAATACCACCAATAAGACCTAATTGTTTTCCAAGTCCCATATTTTTCATACTACCTAATAATTTTCCAAGGCCTCCACCTTTACCAAACATACCCCCCAAACCTTTTAAAGCAGCTCCTGGTCCGCCAAAAGGTAGTGTTGCAGCACCTAATAAAGCTATTTTTCCAAGAGGACTTTTAACAACTTTTTTTACAGCCTTCTTTGCTTTTTTAAAAATTTTCTTAAAAAAATATGATTTAATACCAGTGCCATTAATATCCTCACCTGCTCCACCTAGTGACTTCAAAAGTGCAGCTTCTTCTGGATTAATATAGGCTAAAGACTCACCAGGAGGTGCCATTTTTCTAGCATCATCTAGTGTCAAAATTCCGCCATCTTTTCGAAGTTGTCTTTCCATATCTGATCTTGAAATTGCCATAGTTTATCTATCTTATTTGGTTTTTGGAAAAATATCAAGGCTAGGCATGATAACTCTGACATCTTTTCTTATATCAGATTCTGGTATATTTTTAGCTTTCCATTCAGAATCGTCCTTGTATACCTCGCCTGTCTTCATATTTGTTATTGTTGTTATAATCTCTTTTGGTTCTATTACTGGGATATCTTTCAT